ATCACAGTTACTTTAACGAAAAAGCCACATTCCGTATTTATGAAAGGAACTCCATCCCATTCATGTACAATCCATGTAGCCTCTGGATGTCTTTTCTTTAACTCTCTTACAGCATATGCCCAGCTAAGATAACTAAACTTACCTTTCTTCTCAATATGTTTAGTAACATCTACTTGGTCAAGCTCTGTAAAGTAGTTTGTTTTTTTATTTGTCATTACTCTCTCCTATTTAAAATTTTGGTGGATTACAATGGTCTAAGAATGAACAGTAACTACACATCCATTTTTGGGTTGGTGAACTGCCGAGATTAAAACTCGGTAAACCCTTAGAATGTTCCTCATTAATTGCATACCAATACATTCTTGCCTTTGTTAAATATTCTAAAGGAACAGATTGTTTCTTCATCCTAGAATCGTCTTTATTGTAGTAAAGCAAATCCATAGAATCTAAGTTCCCAAACTTTTCTTTAACTGCAAGACCATAAGTAGCGAGCTGCATATAATGATTCCTTGATGGCTCATTAACATACTTTGTAGAAAACTTTTGTCTAAATGCAAATTGACTAACAGTTTTTATATCATACAATCGTATGTAAGGGTCATCACTAGAATCTGTCTTGTCTTCCATAACAACATCATAAAAACCTCTAACATTCAAATCACTAAGCTCAATTTCACCTTCAGTGTGAAAATTGTGCATATATACTTTAATATTCTTTTTAGTAATAATATCTTTATTAATATTATCTTTATTAATATTATTATTATAATATAGTAACGAGGATTGAATTTCATTATGAATTGCTGTACCAAGACCCATAATTCTCATACTACGCTTGTTTGGTGTATTGGTTGGTTCAACTTTCTCAACAGATTCGTAGTAAAGCTTACGAGAGCAAAAGCCAGCACCACTTGCGTGATACCAGCCCTCCCTACCTTCGTATCTTTCTTTTTTGTTCTGCTCGTTTAGATGTATTAAATAATCATTATAGATTTCTTCAAACATCATGTTCTCACATAGTCTTCTATTAGTCTTAATAGAGTTTCTCTGTAATTCGCATCATTATTTTCAAGTGATTTGATTTTGAACTTTCTAAACAAATCATTAGAAATTTTTAGCATATAAGTCGAATGCTTTTTTTCCATGTATCTCCCTTATCTCAATGTGTGATTATGTTTAAATTTATAATATATTAAATGATATTAACAACATATATTTAATAAATATTATAAATATTTTATCTCTCGTTAATAGTCTCAAATAGTCTCATATTTGTATCATTGTCTCATCTAGTCTTATTTCTTGCAATCCCACAAGCTGACATGAAGTCCACATACTCACTTCTGCTTCTATAATTATAACAATTCTCAATGCCTTTTACAATATCTTTAATTTTTAATTGATTGTGTAATTGCATATGTCCAGTACGAAGCCTCTTTTTCATTACAGAATGATCATACAAGCCTGAGTTGTAAACTAATTGAAAAGAAGAAACAAACTTGGAATCTGTTGCAAAGTATTTATATTTTGCAATATCTACAAGACATTTTACAATTTTTTCTGCTTTAGGTCTATCAATTATTTTATAATTGCGATCTTTATAGTGTTGATTTGAATATATGCCAGATAACAATCTCAATGCTGCTGTTAATTTCACAGGTCTCTTTAGGATAGTTCCTGTATATTCTATAAAGTCTTGTACTTCATTGGCAACAGGATCAGCCATTTCAAGGAAATAGTTGTGTGTTACTTCTAAAGTCCATGCCTTTGTATTACCATTTTTAATAGATAATATATATTCAGGAACTTTATTATAAACATCATAGTTGATAGGCTTGCCTGCTAGCTCTGCAGCCCTAAGAACATGTTGTCCATCCCAAACATATAAATATCTTCCTTTTTTAACACAATCAACAGCTGAGAAATTTCCATGCTTTTTCATTTCTTTTGCTATTTTTTTGCATCTTTCTTCATTTAATGGTCTTTGTGCGAAATAAGGCTTAAAGATTGTTTTATCAGTAGTTACTCCACATTCTATCCTTATTGGATCATTTGTATTGTACTCTGAGGAATCAATGAAACTCTCTATTGTTAGTGTACTTGTTTCTTTTGTTTTTGTTGACATTATTTTATCTCCTTTATTGTGTATGTTTTACCTTGAACAGTTATTTGCTCAAGCGTGTTTATGTTAATAAATCTGTATGCTTCTTTTTTCATATCAAATACACCAATTAGATTACGTACTTCTGGTTTAAACTTTAAACCAACTCCTTTGACATATTTAGACACACCTTGCCTGCATATCATTGTTCTTTTCTCACCATCTTTCTTTGTAAAGACAGCAGAGAATATTTTACCATTAGTATCATATATATACTTCTTGGCAGTTTCTTTATTTATCTTCATTCAAGCTCTCCATTTGTTTGAAATCTGGCAGCCAGTTCACTGGTAGTTCGTAATAAGTATTATTCTTACTCTCAGGATATGACTTGATTTCTGGTTTTTGTTCTTTTATTATTTTAACAATTTGATTAAATTGTATTTGTAAATATGAATCATCAGGAATATTATACAGAAACATTATAATTTCAAGATATTCATTCCATGTTTTGTAATTTCTTAAATCTCTTGTTTTTAGTTTTACCTTACCTACAAAACCTTTAGCCTCAAAAAAGTATGGCTGGTCATACTTGCTAAATACAATATAATCAGGTATTGCTCTTAAAGGCTCTGGTATTTTCCATATTGGAGCATCAGAATCTAAAGCATCGAGTCCAAATCTAACATGTCTGATTTTTCTTTTTGTTAAATATTCTATTGCCTTTGGTTCTGTTACCCTATTGTTATTTCTACTTTTAAAGTATTTATTCCTAGATACTATATTATTTTCCATTATTGTCTCCTTTTTTATACAGTTACTTTATAATTTTTTAATACTACGTCTCCATATTCTGACCCTTTCCAATATGGGGCAATCCATTTCCGTATCAATACCTTACCATCCTCATTAGTTTTTACTACCATACTATCAGTTATCTCCTCAGTTCTTATTTTCCAGAAATGATGATAATGACCCCTTACCATAAATCTTGTTGTTAATGATTTGCCTGTTCCTGTGGATTCAACATCTAATGTAGGTTTATTATTAATTTTTATATCATCTCCTATACTATAATATGGGAGTCTTGATTTTATTCTGAAGGGGTGCTTTTTAAACTTCTTTTTATTTATTATTTTTTTACTTGGAGCATTGACCCTATTAACGTCTTGATTTGCTGAATTTATATATGCTAAAGTTTTTAATGTCAATATTATAATAGATTTCATTTCTTCTTTTTTAGCTTTTTGTCTATCTATAAATTCAGTATAATTATTTTCTTTATCTATGTTGTACATAGCGTTTAACATAAAATCATGACCATCTATAATTTCTACAGAAGGTTTAGAATTTAACTCAAAATCTTCAATAGTATTATTAATTATATTTTTAATGCTTTTATCACTGTTTATTTCAATACTCATTTTATATGTGCTTTCATGAAATATTGAATACCTGTAATTGTGAGGCTTTAGTACTACATGCATATTTAATTGATTATTTTCAATGTCCAAGTATACTCCTTCTGGTCGATTTCCATTGAAAACTCTTTTTATTTCGTCAGGTTCTTTAATGCCAGCTAATTCTAAATCTATTAATTTGGGATGTACTGAGGATGTAGTGTTAATTCCTTCTTTTTCATTAATAGATTTAGATTCTTTAAGCCACTGATCAACTTCACTTGTAGTCCAGGGCATCCTCATGTCATCTAATTTTGCCATCTTTCTGTATTTGAAATATTCTGGTGGAAATGATAGATATATAGAATCATATGGAATGTTTACATATCCCATAAAATTATTCACATTAGTATCATCCATTGCCATAGCAAGATTATTTGTCAATCTGAATACTCTCTTATTGCTAGTATAAAACTTAAACATAGTCCAAAATAGTTTGGATTTTTCTTCAACATTGACTGCATCACTGTCTCTGTCCCTATTTATGCTAGTTTGAATATTCTGTTTCCATTCAGCATTAATTTCTGCCATACTTTCAAGAAGTATTTTTTCATTCTCCTTATTGAGATAGAGCTTTGCCATATCAAGTCGTGACTTAGCCATTCTTTGTAATTTTTCAAATAATGGCTCTATGTTATATGCAATGTTCCAATAGTTAGTTTCAGGGTACGACTTTCCAAACTCAATAGTTCTTTCGTAATGACACATTTTATTTGATACCATTTTAATCTCCTTAAAAAAAGGGGCAAGTCAGAAAGGCGTGTGGTAAATGAATGAAACCACTGCTGTTAGTAAGACAGCGTAACTTACCCCTTATTATTGTTATATTATTTCTAGTATTGTAAATACAAAATACCACATCATAATACAAGCACCAAGTAACAGCATCCAAACCATAAATGCTCCAGCATTTCTTACTGCTAATGTAATAAGTCTAAGTATTTCATATTTATCTAGCATATTTCAAACCCTCCACAATTAGCACAGAAATCAGCAAACTCACGTACTACTTGTTTATCAAATGGATAATGTTTATTCCAATTATCATCAGCTAAAGATTCTCGTTCTCTCTTAAATTCTCTCTCATAATCTTCAACCTGCCCATTGTCAAGCATAGAATATAATCGTTTTGCTATCTTCTCTGATTTTGTTTTACTTATTCTATGACCATCATTGTATTCACCTCTTAGTATATCTTTTTCTGTAAGTATATCATCACAAACACCAGATACAAACATCCATAGTGGTCTCCAAAACCATACATTAGCTCTGAAATATCCACCTGATTTAACTCTCCATTCATCCCACTTATCATACTGCTCAAGTTCTTTATCATTCCATTTCTCACCATTAAACTTTGGCTTTGGTGGCTCTGGTGTTGTTATATTTGGCTTTACTCCATATAAATCAAATCCCATAGTTACTCTCCTTTTTTATCTGTTGTATTATCTGCAAAATCATCTAGGTCTCTTGACAGTTGAAATCCATACTCTGTCCAATGAAGAAGTACATTCCTCACTAGAGTGGTTGACTCTGCATTATATAATGTTATATTATCTTCCTCAGATATATGCCCAATAACTGTATCTCCTGATACGATTATTTCATATATATCTCTTTTATCACAACGTTTAAACTGTACCATGCTTATCTCCTTATATTGTTAATTATCTCTATTACCAATACTGCAAAGAATATATAACAAATAATATCCATTATCATTTATGTATTCTCCTGTGCTTGAAAGCTGTCACCAACTAATTTGCCTATCAGCACATCTCTATGTCTTCTGTGTGAACCACTTGTCTGCCATACTAAGAATATATCTCCAAGTTCTTCATCGTGATGACCTTCTACTCTTATACCTGTATCCCATCCACAAGTATGACTCTGTATTCCTGTTGTTTTATGTCCTAATCTTGATACACTACCTCTATTGCCTTGTATTTCTGCTTTAAACTGTGCCATCTTGTATTCTCCTTTCTTTTTGGTTTATATGTTTTTTATATATAATGTCAGACTCTGCCTTCAAAAAGCTGTTCCATTCTTCTTTATTATTTTCTACAGTTGAATTAAAGACATTCGCTAGTACATCATTTATTTCTAATACATCATATGCTAATTCATTTGCCCTTATGTAATTTTTTTTATCACTAATGTCGCAGGCAAAATCATCCATTTCATCACTAAAGTCAGCTACTAAATCAATAGCACTACCAATAGCACACATTAATTCGTACTCTAATGCTGTCATTTTACTCTCCTTTGTTTATTGTTTTGTCTTGTACATCAAACTGTTTGTCTATAAACCTTGCACACTCTAACCAACCAAGATTTATAAAGCTGTCGTTAGACCTATGCCCATGCTCAGAATAGTATTTGTCATAATCTCTCTGATTAGCTTCAAGTTCTAACAGTATGTTCTTTAATTTGCTCATCTACATCCTCCTCTGGTAATGGTAAGTTAATACCACAGTCTAAGCAAATGTAGTTCTCCTGTACATTTGTATCACTTTCGTATGGTATGTATTCTGTGTTATCATGTTCACACTCAATCATTGTTACTGAGAATGGTGTGCTATTAGTTATAATCCAACCATCTTGTTTTAACCTTTCAGCTTTTTCTATACCTTCAAGTGTTTCAAGACTACAGTATTCATGCTTAGTCATATTAATACCTCTCTTCTTCTGACCAGATATGTTCATTATGTTCCAGTTCGTGAGCATAGCTTGTTTTCTTATATGGGTATCTATCACTATCATCAGAGTTATAACAATCATCACAATAGATTCCTGTGAATATACCATATACATCATATCTTGCCCACCAATGCTGACCTATTGGTCTGTGCATTTCTTCCTCTGCTTTACAGCCTCTACAATATGTTTTATCCATCATATTCCCCCTCTGCTATTCTGTCTTGTATGCCTACATAGTGAGCCTTACCCTCATCTGATATACCTGTAGGTAAGTTTTCTCTCTCATCACCAGGTGGGAAAAAAGTTTCTTCACATATCCAATTATGTCTATTGTCATGAAAGTCTTGTAAGTCTCTCCAGAACTTTGGATTAATACCTTTCACCTCATCACGTACAGCCCAATCTATATCCCATACTTCAGGAGACCATTCACAAAGCTCATTAACAGACTCATTGTTGTTATCCCAGTCTTCTCTTTGATAATCTTCTTTCAAGTATCTGCCAACTGCACAATGAGTTTTTCCCCAAGTATATAGACACTCTCCATCTTCAGATATACTTCTACGATTATCTGGGTCAGCATCATAGTAGTCTCTTGTATCTTTTAATATATCCAGCATTAGTTTATGTTTATTCATTTGTTTATCCTTTCATTTGATATTCTTTTAACATTAGTGACAGAGTCTTAACTGAGTGCCATATATGATGTTTATTATGCTCTCCTTCTTCTGTTTCTTCTTCGTAATGTTTTAATTCATCATCATACAGATAGTCAACAACACTGCATAATGCCTGATATTCATCATAGTCTAGCTTTATATCCATTACAGCATCTCCTTTATTTTTATGTCTTCTATCATTTTAGTGAACTGCTCTAGTACTTTCTGCTTATTACCTTTGAGTTTGTATTGTTCTTTAATCAGAGAATACGCAGACCTACCTCTTGTCTTCAATCCATATATCTCTAATTTAAGAGCCTGTTTTTGCACAACCATTTGATACAGCTTTATATGAGCTGGATTATCTATTATCATACATGCTCTCCTCTGTTTAATTTATCCCATACATCTTTAGCCTTCATTGGTTCAAACAACAGGTCTCGTTCAATACCAAGACCAAATGGTAGTTTAATACTCTCTAACTCTGATATTCTAAATGAACCCATTTCGACAGCAAATAGGTCAACTATACCCCAAGCATAATCACTATCATCTGGTGCTGTGTTCATTAAGTACCAAGTACCACTACCTGCAGGGTTAAAGTATTTAGCCACTACTTTTTGATTCATATCAGAACCTAGTTCATATTGTTTCTCTGCTTGTTTCTTTATTGTTTTAGTCATTAGTTTCATTTGTTTGCCCTTTCTGTTTATTATTATTTGCTTTATCTTTTAATACTTGTTGTAACTCTTCTGTAAAATTCTTATCAAATAGTTCATCAATATATGCCTCATCAGCACAAAGTTCTACAGATACTCTTCCAGCGTCTTCATATGTGTCAAGATATGGTTCATCGTGATACATATAATATCCTCTATTTTTTAATCCATCTGATATTACTTTCAGCAGTTCTTTCATTGATATATCAAGTTCAAACTGCTCTGTTGTTGTTATTTCATCTTTTATCTTCATTGTTTATCCTTTCTGTTGTAGTGTTTAATCTTCTGTATATTTCTTTTTCAACTTTGATTTTAATATCATCAGATTGCATACCACTGTATGCTTGATAGTCATCTATTATATCAGAAACTACATTGTTCGTTTCTGTTAATAAGTCCATTATTTCTTTCAAAGCATAATCTAACATATCATCAAATAGTTCCTGCTCATTACAGTCAGAGCATTCATTTGTTATTGTATTATTATGTTCACACACATTACTTGTAACATTGTAATCATCTGTCAGCATCCAAGCCTCAATCTCAGCATCTCCCTTACAGTTAGACTCTATCAACCTACTGAAATATACCCTATACTGACTTTCTTCTGTGATTGCATCTAACATCTCAACCTTGTTAGCATGTTCATCAGAGAAATGCCAATCTATTGTATCAGAATATACTTTACAATTAGGTAGCAAGTTATTTATACAGTCCAATTGTTCACCAACATATTCTTCGATATCCTCAGTTATATTATCTGACTTATCAAAGTGTATAAAGGTAAAATACACTGTCAGTCTTTTTTCTTTCATTACTTATCCTTTCTGTTATTATTAATTATATGGGGAGAACACGTCTGCATAGCGAACTTACTGCTCTCCCCTTGTATAACACACAGTTTAGAAAAAAGCCTCCCCACTGTGTGTATTCCTCCATCACTCAAATGTTGATGGCAGTCCTTCCATGTATTCGTGAAAACTAACACCAAATACAGATTTTATAGTATCCAATACATTTTTACAATCTCCATTTATTTCTTCTGCGTGACACCAATTATCCATTACTGATGGGTCTTCTCCAATTGCACACCACATTAACCATGCTGTACCATTTTTCATATTGCTTGGCTCATTGAACCATACACTCCAATAACACTCTGTTGCACTATCTGGCGTTATCATCTTTTCTAATTTTTCCCAATTTTCAGGGGGTGTTACTTCTTTTACTATTGGTGATACAGGCATTATTTTATCTCCTTTCCTGATAATAATGTTGATTCAAGTCTGCCACAAAACAGATTAAAATCACAATGATATTTCTTTGGTATTCTTTTAAGCATATCCTGATAATACATATCAAACTCTTGCTTGTCTTGAAACTCTGCAAATATTCTTATACTCATATTACATTCTCCTTCTGTATGGGTTATTGTCCATCCATTCTTTTACTTGTGGATAGCAACTATTACAAACCATTGCATCTACAATATACTTCTGCCTATCCTTTTCAGTAGCAAACTTGACATAATTTAATTTGTCATACCTTACTAGTTTATTACAGGGGTCATTATCGCATTGCTTTTGCTTTGGGGTACAAATATACTTTACTGTACCATTAAAACAATGCTCTACCTTTACATTATAATCAGCGTCATTTATGTGCATCGCCTTTCCTTTCCTTTTCTGTTTTTAGTTACTACAAAATTTTATTTATTAGATATAACAAAAAACCCACACAAAATTTAATTTGCATGGGTTTAGTGTTTTTATTTAGTGGATATATTACTTTGCTTTAACTTGTGAAAATTTCTTTCCGTTCCACGTTTGCGTTTGTTGTCCAATCTTCACATACTCGGCAACTTGTGTATTTGCACCACCACAATATATATTTAGTTTGCTAATACCTACGGCATTTTTAAACACGTGTTTTTTATCTCCACGTCCCACTTCTACATCTTCACCGATTGGAAACACTAATGATTTACCACTAATAATTTGAACTTCATCTTCTACACCTTGTTTAGTGCTTTTCTTTATCACTTGCGTATCATCTAAATTGTAGAAATGTTCTGGAAATTCATTTCTGAGAGTTTCTTCACAAACCTCATACAATCTTTTTTTAATGATACTTTGAATAGAAGATTTTTTATTAGTTGTAGTTGTTTTTTTTGTCTTGTCTTGTCCTAATATATTATATAAGTCCATAATAATATTTCCTTTATTTTATTTATTTTGAGTGATTTCAATTTTCAAAAAGCCTTCCCATCTATTTACACGACCCATATTTACAATAAATAACCAATAATGATATAATGAATAGTAATACTTATTATTAATATAATGCAAGTGTTATTTATAATAAATAAATATTTGTTATTAATAATATAAATGTTATATATTTAAATGTTAGTTAATTAATAATAAAATAAAGGTAAACAAAATGAATGATAGAAATATAGTATTTGATAGTATTACAAATTATGGAATAACAATAAATGATGATGGTGATATAACATTAATAAAAGATGGTAAACAAATTAAATTATGTGATAATCAAAAGATATTAAACAATGTAGTTAGGAAGGATAGTTAATATTGGAACTTGTAAACATAGTTGATATTAGAATGAGTAATATATCTAGTGTGTGCATAAGGTTAATAAACTCTCTTAATCCATCACATCACACCACATAACACACTCACCTAACAATCATACCATAATAAACAAACGCCTCTACATTGGGGCGTTTTTTATTGTATTACTTTTATGAAGATATGCAAAGTTTTAATATAATAATTAAAATAAGGAAAAAGTAACCTAAAAAAGAACCCTATGGGGAACTTAACGGGGGTGTGCATACTTTTAAAAAGAGGTACACGCATTCTAATGTAATTTTTTAAAATTTGGGATTTTTGTGATGAAAATCAAATTTATGCATATATACTTTAATATTTATTTATAGTAATGGAACTTTATTAATATATATATATTATAATATACTATATTAATATATAGGACAATTTGTTTAATTTTTAAAACTGGTGTATATTACTGTATGGATTTCAAGGAAATAAAAAACACAAAACACTATTTGTATGACAGCAAAGAAGAGTTTGCACTTTCGCATCCAAGTGTTCCTGTTCGTCACAACTGGCGTCATGGGGAAGATGGTGAATGGGTTTTTACAGATGACAAGTTTGTGTGTCAAATCCTAAAAAAGAGTAGTATATTAAAGCCTAATGGCAAATCAGAGATTTGCATAAGAACAGTGTGTGGTACATTCGTGGCATCTAACAGAAAAAAAGAGATGCTTGGTGAAGATGGCATTGCTGAAAACATCTACACGTTCTCTGGAAAATCACTTGGCAAAGATAGATACAAGGAAAACAGGTATAATTCCAAAGAGCTTATATTCGCAAGGTATGTAGCATCTGGTATGAAAGCAGATGAGGCATACAAAAAGGTATATCCTGATGCAAATAACAAAGCATATATCAAAAAACGCTGTGATAAATTATTAAGGACGGAGAGAATAGATAAAATGATAAACGATGAAATACGTAAAATTCTTGAAGAAGAAGGTGTTACCGATAATTGGTTGATAGAACGCTATAAAACAATTGCTGATTTAGCTGAAAGTGATACTGCAAAGCTAAGATCGTTAGACAGCCTTGCAAGAATTTCTGGATTGTTTGAACAACAACAGACAAAATCTGAGCAAGTAACAATTTGGTCTGGATTTTCGCCTGAACAGCTAGAGGAGGTCAAAAACCATGGAAAACCAGAACTCATCGCACATGCCGAAAAAACCGAAGACGACTAAAAAGAAGGAAAGTACTGATCCTTGTCCAATTTGTAACAAGGAATTGTACTTAGATAAAGAATATACACAAAGAGTGGGGCTTTTAGACGATTTTGATATGATTATAGGCTGGATGTGTCCACATTGCAAGTCTGAATTTGACACAGACAACCATTTAACCAAGTTTCTTGGAGAGGGAAGCATAAGAGGGGAAGCATAATGATAGATATGAAGAGTACAATTAAAAGAATATGTGAAAACGAGGGTTTTCGCTCAAAACCATACCAATGTACAGAGGGTGTTTGGACTATTGGTCATGGAATCACGTATTTAACTGAAGATGAATCACTTGCAATCGTTGCAGCACGTGTAGGAAAGAAACATTTAGAGCTTGGAAACAAGCTTGATTGGTATGATGGACTTCCTGTAAACGTTCAAGGCGTGATTTTAGAGATGTGTTTTCAGATCGGTACTACTGGAATGTTAAAATTTAAGAAAATGATAGCTAATATGAAAGCAAAAGACTGGAAAGGTGCTGCTGAAGAGATGAAAGACTCAAGATGGTATCGCCAAACCAAAAATCGTTGTGAACGACTAGCTAAGATTGTCGCTGATACTGAAGAGTGACAAAAAGAGACCAAGCACGCTTACTCAACCTGTTTATAGGTTTATTAAACCTGTATAATTGGCATGTAAGTGGTTTTTGGCTCACATTTGTAATAGGATGTTTAAATATAGGCGTATTCGTATTTGGGAGAAAGTGACCACAGTTATTATGATTATTATGGCATGTATTATTGGGTTAGAGTCCGACAGAGAAAAGCCCAAGCCATATCCTGTGGGAAATGGGGATACGTTAATGATTAGGAAGGCTGGCTATGAATTTTGCCCATTGTACTGCGAAATTGATCATTTTCATGTTGGACATTTTAAAAAATATAATTGCGAAGAGGATTTATGTATCCATATAACGATCAACCAAGATTAGAGAGTGTATTCAATTTTATTTGGAGATGTGCAATAGCTATAGGCTTATTTTACATTTTCAAGGAAATAAAGTATATTGCAGATGTAATAACAGGATATGTCAAGATGATTTTACAATCAGGTAGCTTTTAGTGGCTAATTTAAACTTACATGGTGATGTTAGTAAAAATGAAGAACTTCTCGCTCAAGCATATGATGATTTAATAGTATTTGGTAAACTTTTCTCTCCTCAAGACTTCCTTGCCTCTGCTACACCTGATTTTCACGTAGAGGTAGGGAAGCTCCTCATAGATAGAAAAATTCAACAGCTTGGACTAGTTTTACCTAGAGACCACGCTAAATCCACGTTAGCAGCCACAGCAATACTCCATAGATTCTTATTTGCAACAAAAGATAAGCCAGAATTTATCGCTTGGATAGGTGAGGCACAAGATCAAGCAATTGATAACTTAAATTGGGTTATGTCTCATATCGAGCTAAACCCAGCTATAGATTACTATTTTGGAGACCTTCAAGGGAACAAATGGACGAAATCTGAGTTTACGTTAACGAATGGCTGCAGAATGATCGCCAAAGGTGCAAATCAGAGATTGAGAGGAAAAAAGCAATTATCTACTCGTTTTACAGGAATGGTGCTTGATGACTTTGAATCTGAGTTAAATACTAAAACACCTGAGGCTAGACAACAAATAAAAAACTGGGTAACGGCAGCAGTGTTCCCAGCGATTGATTTTGACAAGAATGGGTTCTTATGGTGTAATGGAACGATTGTTCATTGGGATTCATTCTTAAATGGTTTGGTTACAGGTGCTAGAGATGCAGAAAAGAGTGGTGAAGATTATTCATGGGAAGTATATACACAAAAAGCTATTGAAGACGGAGAGCCAATATGGCCTTCACGTTGGCCACTAGAGAAGTTAGAAGAGCGTAAGCAATTTTATATAGATAGTGGAACTCCTGCAAAGTTCTATCAGGAGTATATGAATCAAGCGAAATCACCTGAAGATCAGATTTTCGCAGAGGAAGATATTAATGGAGCACTTTATAGGGGGAATATTAGATTTGAAGAAGAATCAGGAAGTTGGTACATCAAGTTTGATGACGGACATACTGAGTATGTCAATATTTATATCGGTGTTGATCCTGCCTCGACTGTTGCTAGCAGGAACGATTATAGTGTTATTATGGTTATTGGGGTCACTTCAGAGTATGATTACTATGTTATTGAGTATTGGCGTGAAAGAGTCCTCCCAATGGAATGTGCTGACAAGATTTTTGAGATACTTAAAAGGTACGACCCTGTAAGAAGGGTAAATATAGAAACAATAGCCTATCAGGAGATGCTTAGAGATTATGTTCAAAAACGAAGCAAAAGGGAAGGATTGTTTGTTCCAGGTATTGAGCAAGGAATTAAGGGCTATACTCAAAAAAAGAAAGATAGGTTGTTCGAGGGATTGCAGCCTATGTTCAAAGCAGGAGCTGTTCATTTGAAAAAATTGCATCATGAGTTCATAGGAGAGCTATTAGACTTCCCAAAAGGCTCACATGATGATACGATAGATGCTTTCTGGTTAGCAACACAGTATGCTAAGGGAAATCCAAAAGCAGGAAAAAAGAAAAAGGAGAAACAGAATGATGGTACTTATGCAACTCCACGCAAGGTTTACAATTGGATAACAGGAAAACGTGTGTGATTTGTATTTGTGACTATTATTTCAGTAAATTTACCATATGATACCACAAGATAAAAGATGTGAAGAGATAAAAGAACGCTGGCGTAAATGGTATGATGCCAGGTCTGACTGGGATATTCAAGCCAGAGAGGACATAGATTTCTATCTCGGCAATCATTTTTCAGAATCTGAGGCAAAAGAACTTGCTGAGAGAAATCAAATGGGGCTACCCATTGATAGGTTATATGCTGCAATTGAGCAGTTCAAAGCAATTATTACTTCTAAGCCCCCAAAATTTTCTGCCGTTGGCAGAGAGGACTCTGATAATAGATTGGCGATGGTATGGAGAACAATACTAGAGTATATTTGGGATACCTCAGATGGGGATGAAGTTTTTAAACAAGTCATACATGACTTCTCTGTTGCAGGGATTGGATACTTTTATGGATATATAGATAGTGAAGAAGATTATGGACGTGGTGAAGTTAAATTTACATATGTTGATCCATTTCGTGTAGTTGTTGATCCTAATAGTAGAAGCAAATGGTTTGATGATGCTACTGGAATGCAATTATCAACAATAGTTACAAGAGATCAATTGTTAGATGCATACCCAATGCTTTCTGAACCTGATGCTGATGGTAAGGCATTAATTGATGAAATTGAAAATCTTGCTATTACAGATGAGGATTACCCATCAACACAAAATAGACAAGAGGGAGGATCGTTTACTCCAGATATTGTAAAAGACTATGATTGGGGTAGTAAGGCAGAAAAATTTAGAATAATAGAAGATTTTAGAAAAGTCAAAGTTCCATTCTATAGAGTTGCAGATATGCAAAGTGGAACTGAAAAAGTCTTAGATAAAAAAGGCTTAGACATGTTATTGGCTGATGATTCAACTCAAGAAGCTTTTGATAGAGGTTTATTTGATTTAGTTGAAGTTCAGCAAACAAGAATTAAGTGTACATGTATAGTTGGGCAAGTTGTTTTATATGAAAAAATATTAGATACTAATATATTCCCACTAGTACCTGTACCAAATATTTGGACTAATACTCCTTATCCAATGAGTGATGTTCGTAAGAACAAGGGATTTCAGAGGTTCTTGAATAAAGTAATGTCATTAATAACATCGCATGCACAAGCATCTTCAGGTTTGAAGTTGTTGATACCACAAGGCTCTGTACAAGATATAGAAGAACTTGAACGTGATTGGGCGAATCCAAATGCAACGATTGAGTATGACGCCTCTTTTGGAGAACCTCATTTTCCTTCACCACAACCATTAGCAGGTTCTATATTGCAATTACCTCAAATGGTGGAACATTACATCGACTTAAACATTGGAATATTTGAGATGCAACAAGGAAATACTGAAGCAGCTCCTAGGACATCGTCTGGAACAATGATGATGGAAGACTTTGGACAGAGACGCTCTAAGTCTAAACTAAGAGATGTTGAAGCTAGTTTAAAAAGACTTGGCAAGCTAATGTATCATTTAGCTAAATCTCATTATGATTTTAAGAAAACATTTAGAATTACACAGCCAAACAATGATATTACAGAATATACAGTTAATAAGAGGCTATATGATGACAAAACTAAAGACCTGCAATCAATTGAAAATGAATTGGCTGTTGGGTCGTTTGACATACGTGTAATAGGAAACTCAACAATGCCATCTAATAAATGGGGTGAGTGGAACATATATATGGAAGCCTATGAAAAAGGTCTTATTGATAAGGTAGAAGCATTGAAGAAAACAGAAATATTTGATAAAGAAGGTGTGATGCAGAGAACTGATCAAGTTCAACAATTACAAGGTCAATTACAACAAGCTCAAGAAGAGATTAAAAAGCTTAGTGGTGATTTACAAACAGCCCATCGTGAATCAATTGCATCACGTAAAAGAACTGAAGTTGAGAAATTTAAAGGTAAGCTCAAAGAAAGTGAACTTGACTCCAAGTCTAAAAATAGAGCTACAGTCGATAAATTATCTAACGCTGTTAAACTCGAAACTGAGAAATTACGTTTAGCGACAGACGCAGAAAAGAAACGTAGTCAAACTCAAAAGTTAGAGAAATAGCAATAACAAGGGAGTTAACAATGTCTAATGAACAAGACAATATCGCTTTCGATGAAATGAATCAGGCAACTGGTCAACATAATTCATTGGAAGTAGGGCAAGATGAAGGAACAGAAGTGCAAGAGAGTTCTACTACAGATTGGGAGGCTCAAGCTAAGTACCACCAATCTGAGAAGGATAAACTCTATGCAGAAAATCAACAGTTAAAACAATATGAGAAAGTTGGGAAATTTTTGGAATCACGTCCAGACTTAGTACAAAACTTAGTTGGAGAAATAGGTGGTCAACCAAATACTCAAGATAATCGTATTGCATTAAAACCTGATGAGTTCGATCCATGGGAAGCCTATAATGACCCATCATCAAAATCCTATAAATTTAGGATGCAAGAGATGCAAGACACAGTAAATGGTGCAGTTGAAAATGCTGTAGGTGGAATAAAGCAACAACAAGGACAAGTTAATTTAAAATCTGAATTGACCTCTAGGGGTTTAAACGAAGAACAAATTAATTCTTTCTTTGAATTTGCTGACAAACATCCATCAGAATATGGCTTGGATAATGTACTAAAAATGTGGCAAGCAGTCTCTAGTCCAGCTCAAGATGGTCAAAGAGAGAACCCTTTAGATAGGATTCGTCAAACACAATCATCCCCACAGGCAGCAGGCGTATTACAAGGTCAGCAACCTGCGAGGAAGAATGAAGACGAATCGTTATGGGAAGGTGTTTTAGGAGCAGCTAGAGTTGGAAATAAGATACCATAAATAATACAATAAAAAAGGAGAATAGCAATGGCTAATCAAACAGGAACATTGTATTCTTATAATGTAGATCAAACTGGTAACACTGTACCAGCAGCAGTTGGTGCATCAGCTGATTTACGTAGAATACATAATTTTGGCGACAGAGTTGCCGAACTTACTCCAGATGAATCTCCATTTTTTGTATATCTTAATAAAGTGGCAAAAGTACCTACTAATGATCCAGTTTTTCGTTTCTTAGAAAATCGTTCTAAGATTGATTGGACAAGTAGAAGCTTTCAAATCAAAGGAACAGCAATAAGTGATGTAGCTGTAGATTCTACATACACACTAATTGTTGATGAAGGCTCTGCAAATGCAGTTAAATTTCTTGTAAAAGGAATGGTATTCGCAGTTTCAACAAGTGATGGTGATTCTATGGTTAACTTTAGGGTTGAAGGTGTTACACATAATAGTGCTGACACTACTGTTACTGCAAGAGCAATTGCAGAAACAGGATCAACTAATGAAACTGATCATGATCATATCGCTGATAATGATAATTGCCAAATAATTGGTACTTCTTTTGCAGAAGGGTCAGGTTCTCCTGATGTTTGGTCTAGTCAATTAGACGATGATTATGGGTATACCCAAATCTTTAAAACAGCAGCTGAAATGACAAATACTGCAATTGCTACTAATTATAGAGGATATGCAAACGAATGGAATCGTATCTGGAATTTAAAACTAAGAGAACATAAAGTTGACATCGAAAGAGCAATGCTTTTTGGAATGAGAGCACGTAGTAATAGTGTTCAATACTCAGAAGGCATAGTTGGACATATATTATCATCTGCAACGGCAGTTGCAAGTGGTAGTGCCTCATATACATCAGGTAATGCATATATGTTTAGCCAAGCATCTGGCAATGTTACTTATGATTCACTTCTTAGTGATTTTGAAACAGTATTCGATCCAGCACGTGGTGGAAATAAGGGAAAACTTGCCTTAGCAAGTCGTCCAGTTTTAACTTTCTTTAACAAGATCGGTGGCTTTGTTGATAACAACATGGAGCTTGGTGGAGAACAGCGTTATAACTGGAGTGCTAAAGAGCGTAATGGCTCATTTGGTCATTCAATAATGCAGATAAACACTATTCATGGAGACCTTTCATTAGTGGCAGAGCCATTATTTAGAGGTATTTCAAGTGGATATATGGCACTTATTGATTTAGATCAAGTAGCTTATCGTCCTCTCGTGGGCAACGGATTGAATCGTGATACTCACATTATAACGAATGTACAACAAGCTGATGAAGACTTACGTAAAGATATGATCGTTACGGAAGCTGGTTTAGAAATTACTATTCCAGAGACTCACGCTTTGTATTCATTCACAGACCTATAAGGAGATTATAATATGAGAAGTGATATACTAAATAGCAATAGCGATCTATATAACACAAAAAAAATAGCAATTGACTATATTAATAATGTAGCAGCAACAACAAGAACTTTACTTGCTGAAGAGTCTGGTACAATATTTTTAGTAGACATGTCTGCTGTTGATAACAATGTAACCATAACTCTTCCTGCAGCAGCTAGTTCTGCTGGATGTTATTATGAGTTTATCTATACTGCTAATTGTGACGATGATGCAGACTTTGCTGTCACAACTGGCGATAATGATATTGATATATATGGATATGTTGTTCGTGGTGGTGCTAATAGTACTGTTCTTGATGTTGATGGTTTATCTAAAGTAACTGTTGATGGATCAGCTTCACAAGCAACAGAAGGGTTAAGGTTAACCTTTCTATGTGATGGTACAAATTGGCATCTTAGTGGTTATTCTGCTGTTGTTGTAGGCACAGCATTAATTACTGAGTCTGCTAGTGCTTAATGACCCAAATAAATAAGGGTTAACAGGATTGCTTACTGTGGGGCAGGTCGTATAAAGGGCTTGCCCCAAACAAGCTAATAAAAATTATGATTATTAAGGCACTTATATTATCAACACTTTTAACTAACGAACCTGTTATCGTTGCAATGCCTCCTGAGAAAATAGAGGCAAATAGAAAAAGAGGTAAACAATACAGAGGTCGCAAGCGAGGTGGAGGAGGATTAAGATAGTGGGTAGAGATTATAAAGATGAGTATGAAAAATTTCAAAAACATAGATCAGCATATCGTGCTAAGTTAAATGAATTTAATAGAGATAAAGGCACATATGGAAATGGAGATGGTTTAGATGCATCCCATGATGATGGAAAAATTACTGGATTTAAAGAATCTAGCAAAAACAAAGGTAAAAAAGAAAAAAGTAGATTAAAAGGATCAGAAAGAGAGGATTTTGAAATGGGTGGATATAATATGAAAGAATACGAAGGTGGTACTTTGGTTGGTGATTCCCATGAAGAAGGTGGTATACCAATTGAAGCAGAAGGTGGCGAGTTTATAATAAGGAAAGATTCTGTTAATCAAAATACATTAGATACATTAGAATATATTAACAAGCATGGAGACTTACCATTGTCTGATGCTAGAAATAGGAGATTAAAATAAATGGCTGCAATAGATCAAACTGCTTCAGATAAAAAAGCAAAAGAAAGAGCAAAAGCAAATAAGAAGAGAGCTGAAGAAAGAAAAAAAGCAAGAAAGCTTAAAAAGGCTTATAGAAAAGAGGCTGGCTTAAAATGGTATCAAAAAGCACCTAAAGATATGAAAGAAAAGGCTAAAAAGAAGTCTAAGGCAAAAGAGACAGGTGATATTGGAAAGAAGAAAGATATTAAAGGAGTCAAGTCTACAAAGGGTGGTGAATATATAAAATATGGCAAAAAGTCTAAAGATGCTCAATCATTTCGTGAGGCATTTAAGGCAGCCAAGGGCAAAGATTTTACATGGCAAGGTCGTAAATATTCTGGCAAAACAGCTGATGATGTTAAAAAAGAAAAGGAAAAAACTGCTAGTAAGGCTATTACAAAAGTAACATCACCAGAGCCCAACAAAGAAGAATATAGTCATGGTGGCAAGGTAGAATCTTCATCTAATGATGGTGGAATGTTTAATTGGCCATCAACAGATGCGAGGAAAAGATAATGCCACAAGGAAAAGGAACATATGGAAGTCAAGTTGGAAGACCTCCTAAAAAAGATAAATACAAATATGGTGGGAATGTTGATCCATTTTCTGCAAGAAATGAAGAAGGTATTGGAATGGAGAAAGCTAAAGAGCTTGTAGAACAAAAGAATATGCAAGAACAATCCACAGAGAATATGGGTATTCCAATTTCAAATGCACAAGATAGAACTCAATCAATGCCTGATACAGAAAAGTATGATAAAGGTGGAAAAGTACGTGATACAAGTAAAAAAGCACTTGAAAAGCATTGGAAGGAATCTGTAGGGGAGGAAGTAAAAGGTGCTCTTGAAGGAAGAATAAAGTTTACGCCTAAAAGAGGCACTAAGCATGATAAGCCAGATAAACCATATAACATAACGGATGTTGTGAAGACAGTTGGGCGTAAAGAAGCCATAAAGAAAAGTTATAAAGAATATTGGGATAAGGAGAATAAAGCAATTAAAAAGAAAAAGGGTAAAAAATAAATGGCTATAATATTTTATTGTCACAGATGCAATAGTAAGGTAGAGTGTGAAACTAAAGCAGAGATGAAATGTGATTGTGGTCATTATGTTAAGGATCATGATGATACACGTAATCATGTTAATATGCGTAATACTTGGTCTGGTACTACTAAAATAGAGTTTAATCAAACTACAATAGATAAAGATATAGCAGAAAGGAATGCTAGATAATGGCTAATTTTGATGCACAGATAACTGAGCTTGTTGGTGGCACTATAGATCAAACTGCTTGTGATCAATGGGCTGTAGATGGTATAAGAGAGATTATACAACAGTTGCCTGAAGGTCTTCAAGAAAAATGTAGTGACAAATCAACTTTAACTAATTCTCCTACAACTTTAGACCTTGATACATCTACTATTGGAAAGATACTTTATTGCACTCGTAATAATGGAAGTTATGATATACCATGTAGGGCAGTTGATCCACAGTATGGACATTTGACTGAAGATTCAACTGCTAGTAACTATTATGCAACAGCAGATGATCCAGCTTTTTTTATAAGAGATAACAAGGTTGAAATCAAACCTACGCCAACAGCAGCTCAAAATGGATTT